CGCAGTCCAGAAAATTCGTTACTCATTAACTTCCTTTTTATCACATCTTTCACTGCTTGTGTATCTGTCCATGCTACTCCAGCCTCTTTTAGCCAGTTATTTAGCATAGCCATGTCCACATTGCCGACATGCTTGTAGTCTGATGCGAATGCGTTGGGGGATAGCTCACGAGCCTGCTGCGCGTCTTTCAGCGCTACAGATGCGTCATGCGTCTTTTTGATGATGAGCTTATCATCTTCAAACTTGATGGTTTCTTTGATTTTAGTTGAGGTGTTTGCCATCTTCCCAAGCCTCATTGATGTCTGGTGTTGAGGGATCATCGCCTTTCAGCGTACCGTCTGACTTACGCGCACGCTTGCGCTTTACAGGTGCTTTCTTTGCTGCAGGCTTCTTAGGCGCAGCTTTCTTTGGCGCCTCAAGCGGAAGCTCAGGCAAAACCTCTAACGCCATAGGCTTTGTTGTGCAAATCTTGTTATATTCTGCTTCTGGAATATCAATAATATCGCCATTACGCACGCGGCCTACACTCGTGGACATGCTGCGATACTTAACTAAAACTCTCATTACTGCCTCCTGATAAAGAGAAGGGGCGTTGCCGCCCCCTCAATAACGTTATGACGTTATGATGTTGTGTTGTCGAACACGCCGCCGTTTGCAGCTTCGTTCTTACAGACCAATGTAAGCTCTGTAACAACTTGGCGAGTTGTGTTGTCGCCAGTTTTTGCAAGTGCAACGTTTTTGGTTGGACGCAATGTTGCGATTTCCCACATATCATCCTGCATGATGAATACGTCACGTGAACGGTTCTCACGAGATGGCATGAACTCAATAGTTCCCCAAGGAGTTACATACACTGCAAGTGATTTGATCACACGCTCGTCACCAGCTTGTACCGCTGAACGCTGGTTGTTGTTACCTGTGAAGGCCAACGCTTTGTTCATTTGGAATGCTGATAGATACACTGTGTCTGGGTTTCCGCCGTTTTCCCAGATAGACTGCATAACACCATCAAAGCGATCTTGTGAGAACGCAATCAATGTTGTTGTTTCGTCTGTACGTGCGTCTGTACCGTCACCAGTTGGGTCTGCACCTTCGTTAGCACCAAAGTCTGTGTTTGATGTCAACCATGCAGGCGCACCAGCAAGCTCACGTGCAGTTGTAGAGTTACCTGCTGCGCGTGCGTTGTTGTCGAAAAGTGCTTTTTCGATGTCCAACTTTTGCTCTTTGGCAATCTTCAAAGTTTGGTAAGCAATCTCACGTGCGCGACCTGCTTTGTCCAAACCTTCGTCAGTGTCAGGTACGACAACTGCGTTTTTGAAGATTTGTGTGTAGTTGCCCAAGCGAGTTGTCGCTGAACGTGCTTCCGCAGTTGTTGCGTCGCCTTCAATGTGAGCATTTGCTGCAGACGCGCGTAGGCTGTCTGTTTGAAATTCATGCAATGTGTTGCGCGCACGTGTCTTTGCAGACTTCGTGTGGAATGGTGTCTCTTCTGGTGAGATGTTGGTGATTACATCACTCAAATCTTCACGAATGCCGACTGCATCATAGCTGTCGAATGTATTGCTAGGCTGTGCCATAGTTTACTTTCCTTTACTAAAGTTTAGGGTCTAGGAGCAAGTCAGCGAAATCACGAATGTTTCCTGATTTAACTGCTTTTGCTTCCTGCTTTCTGCGAGTTGCAGCTCCACCCTCTTGAACTTTTTTAGCACCAGATTTGACCATTGGCTTCGCTTGCTTGGCCTTTTGGTCAACATTCTTGCGATTGGCCTGCATTCTGCGATAGCGTATCGCGTCATACAAAATCTCAATCTCTACAGCATCGGTAAGCTGCATTAAGGCGTCCTGTGGAACACCATAATACTCTTGACCGCCCTTTAGCATATCCTGCGCCGCTTTCTCATATTTCTGAGGGTCAGCGAAATCAGGCACACGTTGCTGCAATAACTGCATTTGCTCTTCCCGGTGCAGCTTTTTCTGCTGCTCCGATTGTTGCGCACGCTGCTGTTGCACTTGCTGTAGCTGCTGCATTTTGGTGTCGTACTGCTGCACTGCCTCGTCATATTTAATCTTTTCCTCCATGTACCCAATCGGGTCATTTTGGAAAAGCTCTTTAGACGGTGGGACAGGTGCAACGAACTCACCTTGCTGCATCTGGTTGTACATGTTCAAGACAGCTTGTTGCTGCTGAGCTAATTGCGTTTGAAGTGTTTCATTCTGCTTGGCAGCTTCGGCATTCTCACGCATTTTTTGCTGAATATAGCCCTGACCCGCTGCAGACTGCTTTAGTTGGGAAAGGGTCCAGCGCTCTGGCTTGCCATCTATAGTGATGTCGTACAGAGTTTCGCTGTCATCCTCAACGGCTTCTACTTCGTCAGTATATTCAGTTGCATCATCTTCTTGTGCGATCTCTTCGCTGTCGTCTGATGCCTCGACAGCATCTGCGTCCTCTCCAACGTCCTCTACAGTTTCGCTCTCAGCGTCCTGAGTTGGCTCAACCATAGCCTCGGCTGCTTCACGCAGATTGTCTTCTTGTGTTGGCTCACCGCCAACTTCTGGGGCAAGTAGGCTCTCTACTGCACTATCAAGTGTAGTCGCTTCCACGGTGCTACTCCTTATTTACTGCGATCTAACATGCGCTCTGCAGCAATAGCTGCGTCAAGCTGCATTTCGATCTGGTTCAATGCACGCATGATTGCGTGCGCCTCTTCGCGCTGCTCAACTTCTTGAGCTGCACTATTCGAGAATATGCTTATCTGCACATCACGAACATCTTGGACAAACTGCTGAAACGCAGTGTCATTCTTTAGACGGTTTGCTTCGTCTGCCTGTATGCGAATGCTGTCCATTATCCTCTAGCCGCTTGTTGCGCCGCTTTAATAGTGGCTATGTCAACTTGTGTGCCATATTGGCCTAAAATCTTAGCTGCATCAACTAGCAAGTCTTGATCCATCTGATCGCGTTTACGATCATCGTCCATTGCTGCTTTCTGCTGCTCTAGCTGCAGTTTAGCCATGTCAGACTGCATTTTAGCTTGTGCTTTCATCTGCTCTGCTTGTAAGAACGCCTGATTAGGGTCAGAGCCCTGTGCCTGCTGAGCCTGCGCCTGCTGCTGCATTTGTAGTAGCTGCTGCTCGACCTCTGGCGTGATTGGAGCAAAATATCTGTCAGAGTTTCTTACACCAGCAGCAGCTAACATATCAGACAACGTATTGCGTATGTTGGTCAAGCTCACCATGCCATTAAATGGCCCATAATTGGTGTAAATCTGTTGCTGGATTTGGAACGCCTGCTGCAGTGCCATCATCTTTTCCTCTTCGCGGCCTGTTCCCAGACCCACGTTGATGCCGATGTCCATGTCAGCGCGCCAGACACGAGGATCAATCTGGACGAACTGCCCATTCATCTGCATGGCCTGCTCTTCGTCTGTGTGCTTGATCGCTGCGCGTAGCATAATGCCGAATAGACGCTTCATGCCGTCTGCAAGGTTGCGAACCATAACCTCAACCTGACCTGCCTGTGCTTGGATTGTCGCCTGCACGGCTGCCTTGGTTGTTGACTGCATGGCATCTGGGTCCAGCCCCATAGATGCGCGAGACACGCCTGTTTTGTTCTCTACAAGCTGATCCATGTATGTCAGTGCGCCTAAAGTCTGACCTGCAGTAAATGGAACTGTAAGCTCTTGCACTGATCCTGCCTGACGCATACGCACGATTGCGCCGATCTCATTGTTCAGCACATCGTCAATATTGACTGCGCCATCAACAATGCCGATGCGTGGGTTGTTTGTCATGGCTACGTTGTCTAGCACGCCGCGCAGGATTGCTGTGCTTGCGTCTTGGTCATCCATAACGATTTCCGCGAGAGAGCGGCCAAAGAATGTATGTGGCTCTGGATCAATCTCAAATACGGCAAATGGCACCTCATCCCACGGCTCAACATCTAGCAGTTTGTAGCCTGTGCCGCCGCAAATAAAACGATGCAAGACAGGGATGCCCGTGCCGTCTACATCAACCTTCATATAGGCTTCAGTCACGCCGACCAAGCGCATTGCAGGATCAGCAGGTTCATCGTCGTAGTCGTCATTGGCAAAGCCACGGCGTTCAATCTTTTCGGCCTCTGACATGTCGTCTGATCCGTAAATACCGCCTAGATCAACGACATCCTCAAACGCAAAGCCCATCTCAACCAAGTCACCCACGCGCATCTCTGTGCGGTGCGCTACAATATACGCATCATCAATGTTGCGAGCTTCTGCATTCACAAAAAATTCTTCTGGAGGCACGCTTTCTAGCTTTAACCGACCATCAGGCATTTGACGGCTAATCTTTAAAGAGTGCGTTGGCGTTTCAACCTCCATGCCGAACTCATCCATGCTCATGCTCATCTGCACGCCATGCTCAAGGATCGTGACATCATCATCTGATGCCAGCAGCATATATTCTTCGTCTGTCAGGTTGTCATATGTGTAGATTTCAGCTTTGTAGCTGATGTCCCAGTATGCTTTTACAATGCCTGTTTTCTTTACCAAAGCATCATGGAACGCATCGTTTAGAACACGATAGCCGTCATTCTTGTTGAAGACGTAATGCATGTACTGCGTTGCCTGCTCGGCAGCCGCGACATCCTCGGGGCCACGAGGCATGTATTCAACAGGCTTGGCTGTAGACATAAACACGCGCATCAGGCTTGGCTTCACAGCCCGGATCGTGTCACGAACTTTCGTGGCGACGACTTTGCTGCGCCCGTCTTCATAGCCAATGTCAACTTCGCCATCAAAGTAGCGCTGGGCTTTTATACGGTCTTGGCTGATTTCGCTTTCAACGAAGTCTACAGCTTGGGCCATTGCGTCTTGGACGATGCCCTCAATTTCGCGCATTGTTTTTGGCTTTAGTTCCATCGTCTTTCCTTATCTCACCAAGTTTATACCTGTAGTGCGTTGGATTTGTCTGGTTACCGGGTCTTGGAATTCCTCAGTAGTGACCGCCTGACCGCCTAAACCAGCCCCAGCAGTAGGATATTGGAACATACCAGATGGAGGTGTCGGAGTTGGTGCTAATGCCCCTGCAGCTCTTGCGCCACCATATGCAGAGCGAACCATATTTGCGCCAGCTACGCGAGTTGCAAACTGGCCAAAGTTTGTTGATCCGAATGCACTGGCCAACCTTCCTAAGAGATTAAACGCACCAGCCGCAGAGTTTGATGCGTTTACAGCTCCACCAGTGGCCTGCGCCGAAACATTTGCAAACTGTTCTATAAGTGATCTCTCTGCTGGCGTGAACAGTGCTTTAATCATGGCTGGATTTTCTTTTGACAGTTTCTTCCAGTTCTTGCGAAAACTTACGCCTGAAAACATATCCTGACCAGCGCGAGCTGTTCGACCTGCGTCAGTCAATCGGACGAATGCCTCTTGGCGCAAGCTGTTCCACTGCTGTTCTGGTAGCTTCTTTTGGAGTGTTAAAAGGTTTCGTGCAATCTCTGGATTAGAAGAAAGCCTGCCTGTTGAAACGCCAAAGATGTAGTTTGAAGCTCTATCGGGAGAAACTGACAAAACAATTTCTCCATCTTTGCCAGTTTTTTCAGTAAGTGCGTTTAAAATGCCACCCTTGCTTTTCCAAGTTGCAGCAAAATCTTTATAGTTGCTTATGGCATTTTGCCACGCTTTTACCGTAGCCTCATCGCCAAAGATTAAAGAGCTTTCTAAAGCGCCAGCCATTTCTTGGTCAAATATATCTTTTAGCTGACGAGCCGCCTTGCCCTCCTCTCCAATTTCAGCCCCTAAACTCGTAATCTTTTTGCGCAGCGCAAATAAGTCACGAACGCCTGCACCTTCTGATATTAACTCGTCAAGTTGGTTTAGAAAGCCAGAAGTCTTGGGTACGTTCTGCAGCTCGAAATTGTCGCCCATCTGTGTTCTAGCAGACTGTGCAAATTGGATGGCAAAGTCTTCGTCAAGGAATGCCGGGCCTGCGCCTCTAGCGGTTTCATACAAAACATCAGCTTGTGCAGATGCTGCCGATCTTTGCGCCTCTAAAGTTTCCTGCGCAGCTCTGCCTGCTTGGCCTAGCTCAGTTACGATTGGGGAAGTCCCCGCTATTCGTTCTTGAATGGCTGGTATATTCTGCTGCAATGCCTGCTGAGTTTCAAGTTCTCGACCGCGCATCATGCTTTCGGCTGTCTGACCGTAAGCGCCTTTTCTCGCCAAATCTTCAAAAATTTGCTGGCCCTGACTTCCAGTTACTGCTCCTTGCGTTAATGGAACCGGGACAGGCAGACCCTGTGCTTGGGCCAAGCGCTTAGCCTCTTCTGGATCAGCGCCTTGACGAACTTGCTTTAGTATCTGTTTTAATGTGTCTTGCGTGACGCTGTTAGGATCAACCCCAAGATCACGCATTTGTGAGGCAACTTTAGGGTCTAATCTGCCGCTTTGGTCAAATAGGCTGCTAGGCGACCGTCTGAAGACGTTTGCCAGTGATGCAAGAGCTTGTGCAGCTTTTGCCCCTGCCGCGCCACCAGCCGCGCCAAGAGGAATGTCTGAAAACTTATAAGGAGCGCCAGAAAGATAGGAGCTTGCAGCCTCGATTAGGCCAGCCTCTGTAGCACCGATCAAAGCGCCCCCAGTAACGCCAGCTACTGGAATGCCCAGCAAGCCTCCTGTGCCAGCTATAGCTTGAGCCGCTGTAACCGCACCCGCAGCCTGCATAATATCTGTTACATCAAGCCCTTGTGGGTTTGGGTAAAATCTTGTGTACTGCTGAGTTGGTTCACCTTCTCGATAGACAGGGGCGATCACAACTAAGTTTCCGTATTGATCCTTGTCAAACTCAGCGCCCGGGATGATGCCTTTAATGCCAGACTGCAGTCTCTCATCGCTTGCAGTCGTGGCAAGCAATGAAACCATTTTTGCAGCTTTTTCACGCGGCAGGCCGAGGTTAGCATTTGTGGCTAAAGGAATGTTTTCCTCTCTCTTGCCACCCTTGAACCACTCTATAGTGCGACCAATAACGCCTTTAGGCGCTCCAAATCGTTTCTGCATCGCAGCCTTGATTTCAGCATCTGACATATTGTCAGGAAACCGAAAAATCTCGTCGCCAACTCTAATTTCCTGCACTATTCAAACTCCCCTGTTTCTGGGTTGTAATCTCTAACTTTAGGCGCTGATGTAACTGGTGCATCTTCTGTTTTATAACTATCCAGAATTACCTGAACTTGAGCTGGAATGCGGGACTGTCCCTCTAAGGCAGCAAGCTGATTGTTGGCTTCCTCAAGAGATATGTTCTGAATTTCATACTGCCTGACAATATTTGCTCTATCTAAGTTATATTGCTGCTTCGCCATCATAACAGAAATGATAGCTTGGTTTGCTTCTGGAGTATTAACCAAACTACCTAATGAGTTTAGCATTGCATTAAATTCAAGATCAGATGTTGCGCCTGAACCTTCCACACGAAGAGTGGGAGCAACGCGAGTTATGATTGATTGCCGTAGCTGAGTAACATTACCTGCAAAGCCGGGGAATGCTTCAGCAAGTCTTCCAGTTACTGGGCCAGAAGGTGCTAAAGGCGCAAGTTCTTGAAGAATGCGCAGGTCTGTCATTGCCTGCCCTGCCGCAGTCCCTGCATCTAAATATCTTCCAAAGTCTTCGCCTTTTCTTCCCATAAGTTTTTTGCGCAGCTCATCTTCTGCAGGAGGTTGGCCCGGCATTTGGATTGTAGTCTGAGAGCCAGCGCCGCCGACCTTGCTAATCCGCATGCCCTCTGGGCCTTCTGTTAGGTTGTAAAGACCGTCAGCAATTTGCTGACCGGGGTACAGTGCGCGAAGCTGATCTGCTGTAACAACTTTGCCCTGCGCCGATGGCGGGGAGATTTTCTGCGCCAAAACCGAACTCATCACATTTGATGCAATGCCGGGATTGTTTGCGACTGCTTGAGCAACTTCCTCAGATACATTCTGGCGCAGCCAATCAACTGTCTTATTGACATCGCGCATCGACTTACGCTCCTGCATTTGCGCCTGCGTGGCTTGTATCAGCGGGGCCATTCGAGCATCGCCAGTGCCAGCTAGAATTGCCATTTTTAGCTTATCGCGGAAATCGTCACTCATGCCTAGTGCGCCACCTATACCCTGCCCACCAAGCAGGCCACCTAGCAAGCCTTGAGGTTTTTGTGTCTGTTCACCGTTCATCTTTGCGGCTCCTGTTCTAAAATCACCAGCTTTGCCAAAAATATGCGCGCCGATCTTGGTCCAATCACCGCCAGCTTTTTCCTTGCCCCAAGCAGGGTTTGAGATGGACGGATTGTAGTAGTGCGTAGCGCCACCAGTTACGTCTAGGGCATTACCAGAAAGTATTGCGTCTGCTGCAGCGTAGGCATCCTCGCTTGGCTTCAGTGCGGCCATGTCTTGACCTTGCTCACCGCCAACTGCGCCCGTTACTTTGTTCCAAGCAGAGAACTGCGCAGGAGCAAGGATAACGTCACTCAGGCTACCCCCTTGGCCCATGCGATTTCTTATGACAGAGCCAACAGCAAGCATGCCCTGCAAGCCTTGGTTTCCAGCCTCTGCTTGCAGCGTCTTTGCTAATAATTCTCTGTCAGTTAAAGCCATATCAGATCACAAAAGCGCATAAAGTAAGGTTGCAGGGTTAAACGGTGTTCTGTTTGTGCTTGTAGTGCTCATAGGCGTTTGCGCCATGATCTGAGACATTGCACCCAAGCCAGATAGAGGCGCACCAGTTGCTTGACCGAATTGCTGCTTTTGCAAGTCGAGTAGCTTTTGCTGCAAGCTGCGCTGGAATGCTGCTTGCTGACCAATCTGCTGCTGAACGCCCATGCCTTGCCCAAATAGCTGCTGACCAAGCGCACCAAGACCTGCCGCGCCTGCTTGCTGGATGCCTGCGCCAGATAGCGCTGCTTGTTGATTTGCAAGTGCCGCTTGCTGCTGCAAGTTAGCCTGTTGGAGCGCGCGTTGCTGCTGCTGGCCAATGTCGTATTGAGCCGCGCCAAGAGCCTGCTGGTATGCTTTTTCACGCTGCTGCGCTGCAAAGTCGCCAGCCATTCGACCATATTCGCCCATCGTCACACCTTCAGCAACGCCTTGGCGAGAGCCACCAAATGCGCCTGCCGCGCTTGCTTGCGCACCAAGTCTGTTCATGGCCTGCTCACGCTGGCGCGCAATGTCCGCCTGACCGCGCTCAATAACCTGCTGCGTATATGGCGACATATATTGCCCCATATCTGCCCCAGCTAAAGTCCCGACCTGACCTATTTGCGCAGCTTGTGCAGTGGGCGCTTGAAATCCTGCCAAACCACCGTAAGTCTGACCCGCTTGCGTTTGATAGCCTTGCGCCTGCTTAAATACGTTAGGGCCAGATGGCTGCACCATTGCTGGCGCTGCTGGCTGTGGAGCAGGGGCAGGGGCTGGCTGGCCAAATGTGCGGATTTCGCTAAGCGGGCGCAACGTGCCTGTATCGTCGTAGCCCATGCCAGCGGGTGGCCTTGGTAACCCCGTTAGAGGCATTGTTGTTTGCTGGTTTGATGATGAACCCATTATGAGCCTCCTAATCCTTTTGCGGCCCTATGCCGAAGCTAAAATCGCCTATGTCTATAGAGTAACCTGCATTACTTTTCCCAAGTGGATCAAAACCGCCAGAAACGTAACCACCGTCAAAAGCTGGTGGGCCATAATCAAATCCTTCAGGGCCACCAACCACGCCCCACGGCGTTGGGCTGGGCGCAGTCGTGGTTGGATTTGGATTGTAATTAGGGTTCGCAGCACCAGTAATAGGGTCAAACCGACCTAGATTTGCGAAGAACTCATACTGATCTGGGCGTGTTTCTTTCAAGCGCTCAAGCGCTGCAAAGTAAGCTGGGGCAGTTGTGTATCCAGTTACGCCGCCAGATGTCATCGTATCTACACCAGACATATCCATTGCAGCAGGTGCTGCTAAGCCAAATGCCGATGCCATGCCGCCTACGTTCTGCGCCATAGCTTGCTCGTATGGGTTTATTGCCGCAACCTCTGGACCAAAGTATGGCAGGTAGCCCATCTCTTTGATTTTTTTAGCCTCTTCAACAGCTAACTTACCAGCTTCCTCCATGTAGGCTGGTATTTTGTTTTCTGTGACGCTTTTACTGCCCATGTCAGAACTCCAAATGCATTGTTATGGAGTGAGGCTTCCAGCCTATTTTCTCCAAAGGTTTTTGCCATCCAAAACGACCATCAAATGTGGCAAATGAACAGCCTTGCAGTTTTGCCCATTCTTTCACACTTTCAGTCATTTGTAAAATTTCATCCAATTCACCGCCTGCAAGAAAGACGTGCAAAGCATTCTTATCGTGATATACCACGATTTCCGTTACAATGCACCCACGCTCTGCAGGCCAAAGCTGCATCTTACCTGAGCGTATACCTGCGCATACTTCATCCCAAGTGTTTAGATTGCCAGAACGCTTTAGCGCCTGCTCAATCCAAGGCTTGCATTTAAACAATACGTCTATGGGTGTATGCGCGTTCATCCGTGCATCCTCGTGATCGCAAGCGTTGTCGCTGGAGCCGCTGGGCTAAACGCAGTCGCCGCAGACGCGTCCAAAAAGCCGCTTGTACTATCCACCGCCCACATAACTTGCAAGTAATCGCCAGCAGATACGTCAAACTTTGCCGCGCGAGAAACAACGAGCGTTGCGCCGTTTTGGTGCAAGGCGTTCTTCATGGTTGAACCTTCTGCGTCCGTCCCGTTCAATCTGGGCCAGAAATAGAAGTTGACCGTGCTGGATGACGTTGAGCTAATCTGCGCTGAGAACATAAGCAAGTATTCACCGCCCTCCGCAAAGACGATCTTCGTTGGATCAGTGCCATCTAAGCTGATGCCCTCGTTACCTGTCGGCGTGTCATACTGGATCGCATACGCCGTGTTGGTTGCCGCAGCCGTTACGTCTGTCGTGCGGATCAAGTTTGCGTGACCATCCTCTAAAACGATCTGCACAAACTCGCCGTTCTTAGATACAACGGGATGCCCGTTTTCATCATCCCACAAGATAACGCCATTCTCTGATGGATTGTCGTCTGCTGTCTTGAAGTACAAGCGCGGAAGCTGCCTGCGCAGATATGCGGTAAGGTTATTACCCCAAGCCTTAATGTTGTCGCCAATAGGGGGTAGGACGGGTGCTGCCATTACCTGCGCCCACCCGCTTTTGCATCCACCCTCATTGTGCCAACGCGCCACGCTGCGTAAGGTGCATCGCCCTCTACGCGCATTCTGATCTGGCGACCTGAGAAGCGCACAGCAGTCGGGCTAGACGGTGTAAAAGGCCCATGCGTGTATTCTGTGTCGTTGGGGTAGTATCTGCTTTTGAACGTGACATCCACATCGCCCTGCGTCTTTTCATCAGGGATCAAGTCTGTGACCTGCATGATGTTGTCGCCGTTGCCAATGCTGATCGGGCCGCTTTCTGCGAATACAGATTGCTCTGTGCCGCTTACCGCGTAAGAAAGGCCAACTTCATGGTCATACATCGCACCGTCTGCATCCATAAGCATTGGATACTCAAACACGCCGCGTGATGCACCAGCGGTGCGAGACAAGTCACCAATCAACCAGTGGTTTTCTTTGTAATCAAACGCCACATAGCGATCAATCTCTGTGCTATTTGACGAACAGTAGAACCACCAGATTTCGCCATACTGACCGTTAGTAAACGCCCACGTTTTGCTTTTCTGTGAGGTGTTAATGTCGCCAAACACATAGTCATGAACATCACACGGTATCTCAGAAACCAAGTTACCATCAAAGCGGAAAAATCCACCGCTGCCCATCCAGAACACACCCATGTCAACGTCTGCCGCTGCTTGGCGTGAAATAATGCCGCAAGATGAACCAACGCGCTCAAAGCCGTACACATAAGGTGGGCCGATGTAACGTGCGGTATGCGCGTCAACGTCTGTAATGATTAGCGTTTGACCGCGTGTACGGATCGCCGTTTCAATCTGCCCTGACGTTTGCAATTCAATATCGCCAGCTTCGTTGGTTGCTGCGGGTGTCCATGTGGTATTGTCCTCACGGTCACACCACTGCACTTTACGCGGGTTTGCGCCTGCGCCTAGTGCAAAGATAAAGCGTTCCTCTGTTACGATTAGACCGTTGTTGTTTGTTGGGGCGTTTGCAAGAACCGCTGCATCAGATGATGTGCCAAGCTGCCATTCAAGAATGCGCCCATCTGCCGTGGAACAGGCAACAAGGTATTCACCCCAGTTATCCAGTGACCATGTAGTTGCAGCAACTAGGTTGCCTGTGTCAGGGCGCGGTGTGCCATATGTACCAGCACCATAAAAGCCATAACCGTAGCCAATGTTGACCGCAGCATCCTCTGATCCCGCTGCTAGGTCAGTCGGCGCAATGTCGTATGCAGTGCCGCCAGAGACAACCGCGAATAGCTCATTGTACGATCCTGCTGCAACGTAACGTGTGCCGTTGTTGCTTTCCCAAGTGTGCATGCCGCGTGGAGCATTTGCCGTAATACTGGCAATGTTCTCATTCACACGCCAACCGCCGATAGGACGCAGCGATCCATCACGCCAGCGAACAAGTGATCCGTCACGCCAACGGCCAGATGCGTCTAGCTCCGTACCTGTGCGGTAGAAGCCTGCGGGGATTTTAAGCGGTATGAGAGCCATGCGCGTTACTCTGGTTTAGTGGGCCAGTTGATCGTGTTTGGAAAGCCTGCTTGCTGTGGTACGTTTAGCAAGTCAGTGCGATACTGCGTCCACTCGTTTTGCTTTTCTGTGGTCAAGTCTGCCCAGCGCAACGGATTGGTTACAATTGGGTCAACTTCCGATGATAACCTGTAATCTCTTTCTCTCCGAACAGCCTGCGCTGTTTCTGCATCTATTTCTTCTTGGGTGGGGGCAACGTAGGCACTAAAGTCTGAGCCTATGAGGGAACGTAAAGCAGTATGGTCAACTGAAGGATTGGTCACTTCAGCATCCATAGTGTAAGGTATCCAGCCGTATTGTGGGTGGTTGATTTCTACGTTCATACGGCTGTTGTCGGCTGTGATGGAACTGGCGTTGCGATACTCTGTGATTACGATGGTCATAATATCAGCCTTCTCTATATAGCAATTTTTAAGAATAGTGTGTAGCGTCCCTTTGTACTCCCAGATATTGATGCAGAGCGACCCATTGCTTTCCACGTTCCAGAAAGTGCGCTGCCACCTTTTGTGCCATTGATGTCTACTGAACTGTCATCTGTAAGAGATGAATTTACGTCATGTAAACCAGCGGGTTTTATGTCTGATCCAGCGTAATTTGACCCTTGCGCCACTATGGCTGACGAATAAATAGAACCAAAGATGTAAGTACCTACATCACCATAGGCTAGACCCGCTATTGCAGTCCCAACCTTATCTGAGCTTAGCGAAGAGGATGACGTAAGATAACCCTGCGTAGAGTGATCGCCCCATCCATACGCCGTATTCCAATTAGATTGGCTTGATGTTGTAGGGATGCTGTATCCTGATGTAAAAGTAACCGCTAGTGTGCCACTTGTTGTTATTGGATTTCCACTAACAGTCAAACCAGTTGGAACAGACATATCCACACTTGTCACAGACCCAGAACCCACAGAGGCATTGATGTAGGTTTTTAGATCGCTCATGGCGACCTGTTTCATTGTGCCTGCGTCATTAAAAACAACGCGGTCAGCATCAACAACAGTTGTGGATATTGCAGTAGTATCACCGTCTAAGATGTTTAACTCTGCGCCTGTAACTGTGACTGTTGTTGCGCCAACTGCAAACCCGCCCTCTTGCAGCGTAATCGCGTTCGTACCGTCCGCATTGCTGTTTATCTCTAAAACAATGTCATCTAGCGCGGTATTGATGGTTGTACCCCAACTATCCTCAGAACCGCCTACTGTTGGCTTTGTGATTGTTATAGCCATCTAAGTCTCCTATGCAGCTTCTGACCATGTGTCGGTTGGGTCAGTCACATCAGTCCATGTATCTGTTGGCTCTGTAGCTTCCGTCCAAATGTCGCTACTTGCCGATTGAGTTGTCCATACACTATCATCATCCGCCTGTTCTGTCCAACTGTCAGCGATAAGCTCTTGGAAGTCCCAAGTAAACCTTGCATCAAGCGTAGGCTGTCCAGCAAAAACATCATCAAACGCAAGCTGGTAGTCTTGAAAGAATGGGATCGGATCAAGAACAGGAATGCCAGCGTACAGGTCTTGTGGCGCAAAATTGCTCGTAACAGCAATGCTGAGAGTATCAAGGACAGGATCGCCGCTAAATATATCTTGCGGCGCAAAGCTCTCATCTTCAAAGACAGGCGCAGTATCTAAAACTGGAACACCCGCAGTAATGTCTTGCGGCACAAAGTTACTGATTACAGCTACAGTTGCCGCATCAAGGACAGGTACGCCAGCCGTGATGTCTGACGCAATAACTTCGTAGTTCTTTACACCACTATCCGCGAGTGGTGCGGAGGCTAATGGTGTAAAGCCAAGCATCTACTTATGACTTCCAGTAAGTGCGACCAGTGCTTATTGCGCTGTTGATTTCAGTCAAATCTTTGCCTGCCTGTTCATACTTGTCGTCAAGTATTTCCATCTCTAGGTGCATGACCATGTTGCCAACTTGTTGCTTGCGCTCTTGCTCACTCTCTTGAGCCATTTTAAGCCCATTAATAATGCTTATTATCTGATCGGCAGTGTGGATCAATCTTAAATGATCGCGATCTAATTCGTTTACAGCCATTTTTAGGTTCCTTCTAACTCAGCTATACGCGCCTCAAGCGCATCACATTTTGCCGACAACTCCTGTACGGCTTTGACAAGAATTGGATAACTGCGTAAGTAATCCGCTTCTAACTTGTCAGGGTTTTCCCACTTTACAAGACGAGTGCGGGATGTTGATGAATGCTCTAGCTCTACATCGTACAAGTCTTGCGCGATAAAACCCATGTCTGTTTTCTGTGCAAATGTACCATCACGGCGGTTCCATGTGAACTGCACAGGACGCATGTCGTTGATAAAGTCTAAGCCATGCGGCAAGTCCTCAATGGCTGTCTTGTCACGTTCGTCAGACAAGCTGCTGATCGTTGTTACATTGCAGCGCAATGATGAAATGTTGCTGTCACCAAGGGTTATTTCGTTTGAGGCGTTGACACTGGTTGCAGAAGCGGAGGCTCCAATTACAGTGCACCGATTGTAATAGTAAGCTGCCCCCGACTGGTTAGGGCCAACCATCGTATTGTTGTCCCCTGAGTAAATTTGATTGCCTGTCTGATAGCCAATAGCAACATTATAGGTTGGGGAAACTGTTGATGATCTACCTAGAGCATCATATCCTATAGCTACTGAACCTGTGTGATCACCGTCTGACATTGCATATGCGCCAACGGCAACTTCATTTGTGCCGTATGCGTCATTCGCGCACAGGTTGCCTATTCCAACATTGTTGGATTTGCCAGTAGAACTGAGGTCTCCAGAAAATCTGCCAATGTACACGCAACCAGCCATGTCCGAACCACCGCCAGCATAATTTCCTAATAATACATTGTAACTTCCAGTAGTCAGTGAAGATGCTGGGTTAAAACCAAGGGCTACATTTTCCCCGCCAGTAGTTACACTTTGTAGTGCATTGCCGCCTACCGTTGTATTGTAACCACCAGTGGCATTGGTTAAAGCTAAACCGCCTATTGCTATATTGTGACTACTTGTTTGGTTGTCATTTAAGGCCTCATAGCCGAATGCCGTGTTGTACGTTCCTGTTGTGTTTTGCCTACCTGAATAAAGACCTACAAAATTATTGTACTGACCAGAAGTCGTGTACTGACCTGCTGTTTGACCAATTCCAATATTGTAATCGCCAGAAGTCAGTGATGCGAGGGTAAATGATCCAATTGCTACATTAGAGAATTGACCAATCGCATTTGTTGCAAGAGCATTATCCCCAATAGCTATGTTTCCACTAGCCAAGTCATCGGGCCACGGTGACTGCCATAGCATCGCCGTACCAGTTTGGTCAGGGAGTGTAATCGTGCGGTCAGCAGTAGGATCGGTGACTGTTAGCGTGGTTTCATTTGCATCAGCAGTAGAGCCCTCAAAAATGATGCTACTGTCAAATGTATTGCCCCCACCGCCGCTGACAGTAGTGAAGCTCAGGTTCCCACTGCCATCAGTCGTTAGTACCTGACCACTTGTACCGTCTGCGCTGTAGACAGCTACAGTGCCTGTTTTGTCAGGAAGTGTAATCGTGCGGTCAGCCGTTGGGTCTACAACAGTTACAGTAGTTTCAAAAGCATCGTCAGTAGAACCCTCAAAACTTAGGGTGACTGATTGTGTGAGGACTAATGGTTTTTTTATTTCTATATCGTCCCAGTTAAAAACCGCAATTTGATTTCCATCAACATCAACTGCTAAAGCTGAACTAGCTCCCTCATTATCGTTAGGATCAACTGCTAGTCTCCATGTGTCTGATCCATATGAAGCTTTTTCTAATGTAAGACTTGAAGCTGTGTCCGTATCATCAATCTTTAATGAAGGGCTAGTGCCGTTAATGTTTACTATTTGACTACTGTCTTGTAGAATTACTGTACCTGTAGCGTCAGGTAATGTGATGGTGCGGTCAGCAGTTGGGTCAGTAACGGTTACCGTGGTTTCAAAATCATTCGCCGTTGCACCTTCAAAAACAACGCTCCCATCAACATTCACGTTGTTAAAGGTAACATTCGCTGTCGTCGCAACATCTTGACCAATAGAAAACTCTGTGCCTGTCTGCGTAATACCTGTGCCAGCCGTATATACCGCTGTTGCCGCAACTTGCGTGAATGTGATGTTTGTTGTGCCAAAGGTAATAGTACCCTCTGTGTTCATCACATACAGTTCACCAGCACCCGCTGCACCCTCTAGGACAAAGAACGCATCACCTTGACCCAAGGCATCTGGATCAGACGCACCGTAGCTATCCGCATCAGTTGCGCGAGTTAGCACCCAGTTTGTGCTTGCGCTGCCAACTGTCGTAACCGTGTAGATACCGTTTTGCGTTGCGTCTGTTTGTTCATACAGCAACACGCGATCATTCAACGACAACGCCACGCCATCAATCGTAATGGCCTCTTGTGTGCTATTGTTTGTGAGCGTAGCACCTACACCGTTTGTACCATTGTCATACGTTGCAGATAAGTTGCCTTCACGCTCTACACGAACAGGATCATGATAGTGCAAGCCTGCCGCAGCAATAGTATCTACATACTGCTTTGTTGCAGCACCCAATGACGCGCTAGGATCAGCGTTCAAGACGAGATTACCTGTCATTGTTCCGCCAGTTTTCATCAACGCGCCAGCCGCAGTAACATTTGTTGTATCAGTTACGTCAGCACTCGCCTCAATGCCATCTAGCTTAGTCTTGTCACCATCTGCAAACGCACCTTCTGACGGTGGCTGTTGTACGTCCTCTGCCGCCGCTGTGACGAAAACAATAGCCTCCCCAGACAGGCTGAGAAGCGAACCAGTGGAACTTTCCGTGAGTGTGCGGGATAATGTTGTGCCTGACGCAGTATATGTACCTGCGCCAATCTCCCATGCGCCATCTTCTTCAATCGTGTAGCGAACTGTATCGCCATCGCTGATGCCCGCAGAACTAAAGGTTTGATAACCGTCCTCTGCTGCGCCAACCGTGATTGTGCCAGTGCCAGTTGTGGATGTTGCGACTTTAACGCGATTGGCGAGAGTAACCATTTAGCACCTATGCAGGATCAGGAATTTCAATATCAAATGCTTCTGTTGTAAACGTGTTGCCGCTTACCACTTGCTGTGAGGTTGTAAGATCACCAGCCGCCAAAAGTTGTGTGCCTGCCACGTTAGAAATCGCATAATGCGTTGCTGTACCTGTTGTACCGATAGTCCCGCCACTTGTTGCAGAAACAGTCACCTTGCGACCCGACACATCACCATCCGCAATCGTGCCAATCGTAATGGGTGCCTGATTGCCTAGTGAATATGTGCTAGTCGCCTCTGTGTAGTTTGTTGGCTCTTGCGAACACAAATCCAAGCGATCACCATCATCAATCAATACTTGCAGTGCCGCGTCATATACTGGGTTTTCTATTCTTGGCATCTTGCTCTCCTAGAATGTGTTGACTTGCATACGCAAGCCAGAGCCGCCAAACTTGGCTTTCTCGTTATTAGTATTAATACCATCAATGGCTGATTGGTACAACGATGCCCATACAGTTGTGCGCTGGTCATCAACCAAGTAGGGCGCTGAATGCATCAATGCGCCGTACAAATACGCATCGGGGAAGTACTGCAAAATCCAATTAGATGTATTGCTGTCATCCAAAGGTGTTGTGCGTGCGTAATAATAAAGCTCACCTGTATATGCAGCGTCTGGAGTAGGCCAAACTTCAATCTGCCCTGCAATAACAGAATAATACTTTGGGCGACCTGATGTATCCGCGCCACCTCTGCGATAAGTCTGCAAAGATAAAGGCGTGACTAGCTCAATCGGGCGCTCATCCACATCTAAGTGAAAGCGTACAGCTTCCATAAATCCATCAGGTAATTGCGTATAGCGTGCGTCAATGCTTGCTGTGCTACGCTCTTCCATACGCCAGTGGCGCACCCTGCGATCCATGTCAGCCTCTGCAAGACTGATAAAATCAGGGATAACGCTTGTAAGATCATCGCGGTTTAGCCAGTTGGCTATTGCTGTCTTTAGTTCTGCATAGGTTGTAATAGCCATTACTGTAACAATCCTGTTCTTGAGAGATAGTCTTCTATCTCCTGTGCTTGTTCACTTGATACACCAGATTGCGCCAAAAGGCCACTCACTGG